CATGAAGGTGTCCATCGGCGCGTTGGCCGCGTAGTCGCCGAGGATCGTGGCCAGCGTGTTCACGAACACCGACTTGCCGTTGGCGCCCGTGCCGTACAGGAAGAACAGCGCGTGCTCCTGCGTCGATCCGGTCAGCGTGTAGCCGGCCATGCGCTGCAGGTAGGCCTGCAGGTCAGCATCGCCACCGGTGACCTCGACCAGGAACTGTCGCCAGATCGGGCAGTCGCCGCTGGGCGTCGCCGTGGTGATCTTGGTCATTCGGTCGGCGCGGTCGTGGGAGCGTTGCCTGCCGGTCTTGAGATCGACCACGCCACCGGGCGTGTTGAGCAGCCAGGGGTCGGCGTCCCACTCGGCGGTGGTGGCCGCGTGCCGGCGATCCGCGCGCGCCAGTCGTTCGACGCCGCCGACGGTGCCCGAGGTGGCGAGCTTGGCGGCGATCTTCGGGTTGTCAGCGTGCACAGCAGCGTGTCGGCAGACGCAGCGGATCAGGTCGGTCGCTGCCAGCGTGTCCTCGGTGCGCCAGCGGTGACCGTCCCAGACCAGCCAGCGGCCCCACGCCGCGACGTAGCGCCAGTCGCGGTGGTAGCGGCGGGTGAACGCCAGCGCCAACGCATCCTCGGTGCCCCACACCGATTCGTCGCTGCTGATGACCGGTTCGGCCTCATCAGCCACGTCGTGCATCTGCAGTCGCGGGCCATGCGTGAGGAATGCGGCGACATCGAAGCCTTCTGCGACCGCATCGGCTGCGTCCCAGCCGTCCGCGGCTTCCTCGGGCGGGTAGAGGATGTGGCAGGTCTTGGCGCCGGCAGACAAGATCGCTTGCGCCGCGAGCGTGGCGTACTCCCAGCCCGGCTTGTCACGGTCGGGCCAGATCAGCACGGCCTTGCCGGCCAGCGGCGACCAATCGGTCTTGTCGACCGGCGCGTTGGCGCCATGCATGGCCGTGGTCGCGCAGATGCCCGCATCGATCAAGGCCTGCGCACACTTCTCGCCTTCGACCAGGACCACCTGCGCAGCGCCGGCGATTCCCGGCTGGTGGTAGAGCGGTCGCGGATCGGGCGGCGCCGTCTTGCGGCGGCGCGCGTCCCAGGGACGGAATTCCTTCTTCCGCCCGGGTGGGTCGTAGCGGTAGACGACCGCGATCAGCTTGCCCGCGGGATCGAGGTAGTCCCACTTCGCCGTGGCGGGCCCAAGATCATCGACCGGCGCTTCCTTGCGCGACGCCTTGCTCGGCGTCGCCGGCACACGCCCCGCGAGGTCCGCTGCTGCGTCGAGCAGTCGCGGGAAGTCGGCCACCGGATCGATGCCGCGCGCCGCGGCGATCAGATCGAAGAGATCTCCGCCATCGCCGGTCGCGCGGTCAGTCCACAGCCCGATCTTGTCGCCGACGAGCACGACCTCGAGGCTGTCGCCGGGGCTCCCGAGTACGTCGCCGATGAGGAACAGGCCCTTGCGCTTCTTGCCGGCCGGGAACAGCACCGACAGCACGCTGTCGATCCGCGCGATCAGCGCCGCGCGCACGGCGTCACGCTGTGCGCTGCGGTCCGGGAGCGGAGCTGCGTCGGCTTCGTTGAAATCAAGCATGGGCAGCCTCCTCGGAGGCATTCAACTGCTGGGCCTGCATCCAGGACAGCAACTCGCCGAGCTTGAATCGCACCAGCTTGCCGACGCGGTAGTGCGGAATGCCGCGGTGCTTGCGCTGCTGCTTTTGCGCCAGCCAGTGCAACGGCAGGTTGAGACTCATGGCAGCGCTGCGCGCGTCGACGAGTTTCTCGCCGAGCACGTGATCGACCGAGGGCGTCGTCATGCGGCGGCCCTCCAGCAGCGGTCCTGCCAGGCGCACATCCGGCACTCAAAATGGGTCGCATCGAAGAAGCGGCGGGGAAGGAGTTCACCGGCTTCGGTGGCGGTGATCACCCGCACGGCGCGATCCGTCATCTGCTGCGCCAGCGCCGCATTGAACGCCACGCGCTCGACGTAGATCTCCATCGTGTCGGCGTTGATCGCGGTGAAGATCGCCGGGTTCTCGTGCAGTTCGAGATGCGCTTGGTACAGCGCCACCTGTGCCGCATAGACCGGCTTGGCGATGGCGAGCCCCTTGGACTCGACTTCGCGCCAGGCCTTGGCGCCGAGGCACTTGTTCTCCCACAGCGCCGGGTAGGCGAAGCCGTCCGGTCCGCCGACGATCACGCCATCGACGTGCCCGCGCAGACGACCATCGGCGTCGGCGAAGCCGAATTGCTCGCCGTTGGCGCGGCGGGTGCGCAGGTCGAAGCCGGCGTCGCGCAGCCATGCCACCATGCAGTCTTCCATCACGTGGCCGCGCTGGAAGATGCGCAGCATCCGCCCGTCGATATCGCGGCCGTAGTCCACCGGCGCTTTGGCGTACTCGAACTGCAGCGCGCGCTCGCACTCAACACCCAGACGCGATGCGCCGAGGTAGTCGCGCGACTTCTCCTTCGCGCGCGCCGCCTGCAGACCGCGGTCGATGCGCGCCGAGACCTGGCCGCTGACGCTGGCTGTTGCATTGAAGTCGAGGGTCATGGCGATTTCTCCCAGAACGCCTTGTCCTCCAGGTCGGAGAAGTCGGTCAGTGGGTCGCGCACCTCAGGCATGCCCCGCACGGGCGGGTACTTCGCCATCTCGTGGTGGGCCGCCATCGCGTTGGTGAAGCAGGTGACGATGGCGCCGATCACCTGCAGGGCCTCGGTCTCGGCGTACTCGCCGAGCGGCTTGTCGAATCCGATCGCTTCCGCGGCGGCGCCGAAGGCCTTCAAGCACTTCTGCAGGCACGCGCGCTCGATCTCAGTGGCATCGATCATGTCGGTCTCCGGAATAGGGATTCCCTGGGTGCGCGCGTGTTTCCAGCGGCCGTACAGGGCGTGAAAGGCGTCCTGGCAGCGGCGCGAGCAGAAGACCCAGTCCCAGGGGTGGTGGCGTGGATCGGTCGGCTTGAAGCGGGTGTCGGCATGGCCGAACCCGCGCGCCTGTCGTTTGCAGACCCAACATTTCACCGACCCTCCTTAGCTCGCCCACGCCGGCTTGCCGGTGGGCGCGCGTGCCGGCGCGGCGGAGGCCGGTACGGGGGAATGCGCCGGTGCCGCGGCGGCGCGCGCGGTGGGCGCGGACGGTGCGCCGTGGGTGCGAGTCGGCACGCCCATCAGGCGGGCGTAGTCGGGGTGGTCGGGCTCCACCGCGAGTTTCACCACGTTGCGGTCGCCGCCCTTGGCGTCCTTCTCGACGTCGACGCGGGCGAGGAACTCCAGACCGTCGAGCTCGTGGAAGCCGGCGATGCGGCGCGCCGCGACTGCCGGCGGCGAGTTGTCCTGCGGGTGCACGTTGCGTGCGCTGTTGAGCGCGGCCCGGAGGAAGCTGCGGCCCATCTGTCCCCAGGTCGGGCCCTTGGCCGAGTACAGACCGATGTTGCTCCAGAGCTTGCGCTTGGCGAAGTCGCCGCCGGTAACGACGAACTCGGCCGAGAGATACACCGCGCCGGTCTCGAAGGACTGCGTGGCGTAGCCGCCCGTCCAGCCCTGCGCCGGCTCATCGAAGCCGCCCGGCTTGATGGTCATACGCACCGGCACCAGACTGCCCTTGGGGATCAGGTCGAAGCCGCTCTGGGTGTCGGCGTCGTTGAAGTCGTTCCAGCTCGAAGCATTGGACGTGGTCATGGATTACTCCTTGGAAGTGGCAGAAGCAGGCGTCGGCGCGGCAGTGGCCGCGCACTTGGCGATCAGTGCGCCGAGGTCAGGTGGTTCGAGCAGGTCGAGGCGACCGGAGCGGTCTTTGGCCGGGAAGCCGTAGGGGTTGAGCGTGTGCGTGACGAAGGCGCGGTAGGCGCTGCCGTCCTCGGCCTTGATCTCGGCGAGCGTCACGACCTCATCGACGATCCCGGGCATCTGCAGGCCGGTCTTGCTGCCCTCGATCTGCGGCTCGAAGACCCTGCGGTTGTAGTCGTCGAGGCGCTCGTCGAGGATCGCGACGAACACCACGTTCTTGCCGCGGGCGTGCTGCAGGTGGGTCAGTGCGCCGACCATTTCCTGGCCGAGCAGTCCGTAGGCTGCGCGCAGGTCAGGCTTGCCGGAGCGGTCGCTGATGGCGCCCGGTTGCGACTTGCACCAGGTGAAGCACAGCCGCGACATCTGCGTGATCGAGTCGACGAAGAAGGTCGCGTAGCGGTCGATCTGCGCGACGTCGCCGAACTGGCCGACGACGTGCTCGTAGTGCGCGACCGAGAACGCGGCCTCCGGCGGAAGCGAGCGATCCGGTCCCGCGAGGTAGACGAACAGGTCGCGGCACTCCGGCCAGGACGCCGGGCGGATGGTGTCGCCGGGCCAGTCGGCCACCGACAGATCGCCGGCCTCGATGTCGATGAACAGCGTTATCGAAGGATCGAGGTCGCGCAGGCGGGTGGTCTTGCCGATGCCGGACTTGCCGAGCATCAACAGCTTCACGCCCTTGCGCTCGGCCATGCGCTGTTGCGCGGAAATGATGGGGAGGCTCATGCGGCCTCCTTCAGCATCTCGGCGACCGCGGGATTCCAGAGGATCTGGTAGCCGCTGTGGCCGTTGCGGGAGTAAGGCATGGCTTCCGCCCAGGCCTCGCCAGCCTCGGTCAGTTCCCACTCGTCGCGGTCGTTGCGGATCTGCAGGCCGCTGTCGGACAGCAGCCTGTTCGTCGCCTTGGCCGAGCGATTCAGCAGATTGCCGAGCTGGGTGGCGTTCAAGGCACACACCGGCTCGTTGGCGGCCGGAAGCGCGCGCCGCAGCACTTCGGTGGTGATGCCAGTGTTTTCCTGGATGCAGGTCAGCATCGCAGCTGCCGCAATACCGGCCTTGACGCCCGGCACCTTGGCGACCGCCTCGCCGATCAGCAGGATGGCGCTGACCCGGTCGTGGGTCGGTGCCGGAAGCGTGGTCAGCGCCGTGCTGGCCGAGTACGCGCCCGACTTGCGGATCGCGGGCAGGACCTCGCTGGTCACCCAGCGCTTGAAGCGCTTCGCGGAATCCTTGGTGCTGCCGAGAATCAGCGCGTAGAGACCGGACTCGTTGACGTGGTTGGCGCGCTGCACACGGCCGAGGTTGTCGATGACCTCCAATTTCTGGAGGTCATCGGCGTCGACGTGGGACTTGATTGCCTGCGATGGGTTGCCCATCTCCAGGGCGTCGCAGACATCGTTGGCGTTGAACCACGGCGAGCCCGTGGCATCGACCTGGACGCGGACCGCGTGCGACTCGAAGCTGAAAGGAATGATCGCGGTCATGATCAGCCCTCCAGATTCACGTCGATGACGCGGTCCGCACCGCGCGCCATACGAAGGCGGAGCGCGGTGTAGAGGTCTTCCAGCGCCACCCGCTGACGGGTGATGACGCTGGCCTCGCGATGCAGGGTCTGGATTGCGAACGCCAACTCGTCGACAGTTGCGGACTCCAGCGCCACGATCTCGCTGTGGCCAGCGGCGTTGCGATAACGGATATCGGAGGGAAGGAATTCGCTGTACAGCGAAGGCGCACGCTGGCGCAGCAGCGCAACCGGATTGGTGCTCATGGCTCAGTCCTCGGAGATGGTGGTCAGGCGGAAGGTCGGCTTGCCTGGCTTCACGGTGCGGGCGCTGGCGAACTGCTCTCGAAGCGAGGGCGGCCAGTTGTTGAACCGCGATTCGCTGACGGCGTAGTCGACGTCGATGAAGTCCTCGACCTTTTCGCCGGCAGCGGCGATGCGCTGGGCGATGGCGGCGAGCTTGGTCTGGTCCCAGGACACCCGCTTCGGGACGTCGACGGTGACGCGGACAGCGCCATCGTCGATGTGCACGGTACCGAAGTCCTTGCCGGCATCGGCTCGGACTTTCTGGATGCGCTCGGCAAAGCTCTGGTCGAGCGCCGCATCGACCTTGGCGCGCTGCTGCTTGTGCCAGGTGAGAAGGTCATCGAGGTTGCGGACGATCTCGGCGAGCTGCGTCGTCGGCAATGCGGCGAGGTCAGCGACGCTGAGTGCGGTGAGGCGGTCGGGGAGCACGGTCATTGCAGTCATGGCCGCCACCTCACGCCGACGCGTGCTGGTAGGTGGACTCGTGCAGCACCCGGCGTTCGAAGTCGATCACCGACTCCAGCGGGTAGCCGACGCGCTTGGACAGCTTCAGGTACTTCGGGCCGCGGCCCTCCGAGCGCCACCGCTGAAGGGTCTTGGGGCTCACGCCCCAGCGGTTGGCGACCTCGTTTTCGTTCAGAACCCGGCGGTCGCCGGGAGCCAGTTCGCTGATGGGCGGGGTGGTGCGGGCTTGCGCTTGCATCTGTTCCTCCTGTGATTCCGCTGCGGAATCGGTGGAGGCATTTCAGGTTTTCAGTGGCGAATTGCCGATGGACGCACTGGCGAATTTTTTCGATGGCAAATATTCGCCAGTGGTTCGCCGGTTCGCCGACGCCAGAAACGACAACGGCGAGCTCGAGGCTCGCCGTTGGGGTGGATGCGTGTTCGGATCAGGTCAACGTTCGGGAAAACCGAGCAGGCGTCGCTGTTCGTTCCAGTCGCGCGGGATGATGTCGATGCGGCCGCGCAACGCATGCAGGTTGACGTGGCGAGGCTGCCGACCTTCAACGATGGCGGTGATGATGTCGGGCGCAAGTAGCGTCATCCGCAAGATCTCCGAGACCCAGCCGCGCTCGAGCTTTTGCTTCCGGGCCAGATCGCTGACGTGTGGGTAACGGCCCTCGTCGAGTTGCCTCTGCCAATGAAAACCCTTCCCGAGCGTCCGGATCATGGATTCGTCGAAGCCGCCGACCGTGGCATCTGACGTCGAGGATGGCGGCGGCGTCAGCACCTTGCGGTTTTGGCGGCGCTTGATCGTCAGCGGTACCACCGTGACCCGTTGTCCGTTGCTGACGTAGCTGCGCGAATCCTCCTTGGCCTCGATGGTGACGGCGAATCGCCGGGCCTGCGTGCTCATGCGGCAGCCTCCAGGTCGCGGTGCTCCTCGACGAATGGGTGGGTGCAGACGTCAGGGCCCAGTCCGATCCATCCGTCCTCGCGCCAGTGGATGTCGAGGCCATCGCCGTGCAGTTGGACGCGCTCGATCAGCAGCCGCAGGATGCGTTGCTGCTCGGCCGGGAACAGCTGAGCCCAGACGTCGCCGATGCGGCGCATGCCGATCACGACCTGCGCCTCATCCAGACCGGCCCCTTCAGGATGGCGCAAGCACGCGCGCCATACGCCGATCAGGACTTCCGGCGCGGCGAGCGCGGCATGGACCTGCGCAAGCACTGCGTTTTCCAGGTCGGCGGCCGGCAGATGGCCGAGGTTCGGGGCGTTGGCGTTCCGCTGGGTTCCCGCGGCATGGCGCTTGTGCATCTGCGGGACGTAGTACCGGTAGCAGCGCCCGTTTTTCTTCCGGGTGTACGAGTGAATCATGCGTTGGCCATCGGGTGCGAACAGCAGCCCGGCGAGCAAGGCGGGATTCTTCTGAAGGGCATCGCGCGGGCCTTGCTTGCGGCGTTCCATGAAGGCCTGCACCGCATCCCACGCCTCGCGCGCGACGATGGCTTGATGCTGGCCGGGATAAGCGCGGCCGCGGTGGGTCAGTTCGCCCAGGTAGATCCGATTGCGCAGCATCTTGAACAGGAACTTCTGGTCGATGGAGCTGCCTGATCGATGGCGTCCGGTCTGGGTCACCCATGCCTTGGTGGTCACGCCTTCCTCGGCGAGTTCACGCACGATCCGCGCCGCCGATCCGTGTTCGCCATATCGGCGGAACAGATCCCGCACCAGCGCAGCTTCAAGCGCGTTGACCACGAGCTTGCGCTCGACCACGTCGTAGCCGAGTGGCGGCACGCCACCCATCCACATGCCCTTGGCCTTGCTTGCGGCGATCTTGTCGCGGATGCGCTCGCCGGTGACCTCGCGCTCGAACTGCGCGAAGGACAGCAGTATGTTGAGGGTCAGTCGGCCCATCGACGTCGTGGTGTTGAACTGTTGCGTCACCGACACGAAGGACACGTTGTTGCGGTCGAACACATCGACGAGCCTGGCGAAATCCGCGAGCGAGCGCGTCAGTCGGTCGATCTTGTAGACGACCACGATGTCGATGCGCTTGGCCTCGATGTCGGCGAGCAGGCGGCGCAGGCCGGGGCGCTCCATGTTGCCGCCAGAGAAGCCACCATCGTCGTAGCCATCGTCCAGCGCCACCCAGCCTTCGTGGCGCTGGCTGCTGATGAACGCGAGACCGGCATCGCGCTGGGCTTCGAGGCTGTTGTACTCCTGGTCGAGTCCTTCGTCGCTGGATTTGCGGGTGTAGATCGCGCAGCGTTTCTTGGTGACCACCGGTGCCGGCGGCGCGTAGGCAGTGCGCTGCGGCTTCATGCGCGCTCCCTGGTCGTGAGCCCAAAGAAGGCAGGACCGGACCAACGCGTGCCGGCGATGTGGCAGGCAATGGCGGTCAGGCTGGTATAGCGCCGTCCGTCGTACTCGAAGTCATTCGGCCCGCGGACCAGGACGCGGTGCTCGACGTCGTCGAACACGCGCGTCAGCATCGTGCCCGGCAGCAGTCGGTTGGCGTCGCGCCGCATCGCCCGCGGCAATAGACCGGTCTGGCCGATCTCCTCCAGTTGCTTGCGTACCGAAGGCTTCAGGCCGCCGAAGGCTCGCTCCTGCATCCGATACGCGAGTCGCGATTCGAGCCAGACACGCTGGTGGTGGCCAGGGCGCTCGTCGAAGTGGTCATCCCAAAGCGCCCATAGCTGATCCATCGATAGGTGCGGCAATTGAGCGACGCGGGCGGCGACGGTCGTGGCATCGGGGTGCTTGTCGAGCTTGGGCAT